ACGCGCACCGAACTCAGCGGACACGTCGGGATGTCGAGTCTGGATACGCGGTCAACGACGATATCGCCAACCGGCACGGCTCACCACCTTTCGATATAACAGGTTCCAGCGTATCCCGTCCACCTTGGGACACGCTATGAGTGCCTAGACTATGGGATAAACCCAGTGAGCTAGGCCGACTGTGTACAAGGCCCACAGTCAGGCGAAGAATTGATTAGGGCACACACCTAGCTTTCGCTAGTGTTTTCTTTCGACTCGCTTGGAGCCTCCAGTAAGCGACGTGGGTTAGATAGGCGGAGCGCGTTAGCCACCTTGATTGCGACGTTGAGAGAGGTATCACCAAAATCTCTAATACCTGTTTCCCACGCGGCAATACGCGGCTGATTAACTCCGTCTACTTTGTCGGCTAACTGTTGCTGAGTCCAGCCACGCTTGACTCGGTACTCCCTAATACAATTGTCAACCATTGCCCACCTCGCTATCTCTAGTCCAGTGGGCCCAATTATACCTATCGCAGACGCGGTTTCTGATGCCATCGCTCCCCATTCTTTCAGGGGTCCGCGCACTACTCGCAAGGCCTTCACCTTGCTTCTCTTATCCTCATTAGCCACATGGCTAAACGTCGGTAGGCGCAACCCATTTACGCAGTCTTGTTTGACACACTCTCACTATGCAGACTGCAACCGGCATTCGGCAACACTATTCAATTATCAATCATCACGTTCGCCTGATTACCCTCTGCTCACAATGAGGTTTAGGCAGTGGGAACTAAGTGCGCGACTGGGGACTTGCACCCCAGCTCAGCCACTATGGCCGCGCTGTGTTCTCAGCTAGCCGCGAAGTATCCGCGTACCGCGTGTGCAAAGTTCGCAACTTCCTGAGTCTCACTGAGATATTCGCTTATGCATTCACCGGCAATGGCCTTGACGTTTCGGGGGATGATTGTTAAATCAGTCCCGTTGAGCCTGACCATAAAGGCCGCCGAGACGCCTTGGTGCGTAATCACCTTGCGACCATCTTCTGTCTGGCTTAGTGTCCATTTGCCTACCGTGATTAGCTTCTTCATCTCGTTTACCTCGTTTCTGTTTAGTGTTCGTTTGTTTTGTTGGCTCCATCATAGGCATTCCCAATTGGGAATGTCAAGCCGGATAATCCGGAAAGTTTAAAACCATTGGAAACACTAGCATTCCTCGGCGTGTCGAAACCACCATAACCACCACAAAAACCGTCAAACCACAGAGCCCACGCCACTACTCCCATACCCATATAGTCGCACATACAACAGTTGCACCATGCAACAATCACCAAACATGAGCCAACATCACTCAACCTCATGCCGCCGCCGCTCACAGTCCCATAACCACGCATGTATGCGCACGAGCCCATACGCACACGCCTACGCGCGTACACGCGCGGATACGCGCACGCACACGTATGCGCACCACGCACACACCACGCCACACACACGCATGTACGCACGCACTACGCGCACGCCCACACGCGCGTACACGCGCACGCGCACACATGGGGGTAGGAGAGCCCCACCCCGGTAAGACGTGGGGGCCGCACGGACAATGGTTCTGCTCGTGAATGATCTGCTGGGCTGTTTTTTGAATTAGCGTTTCATTGGTGGTGGGAATACTCTTGCAACGCTTGCTGCAACGCTTGTTGTGAGTAAAATGTCGTGTAGATGGATTGTCGGGGATTGGAGCGAAGCTCGGGTTCCTGACAAGGTGAGGCCCCGCAGTCGCGGGGTTTTCTTGTATTTGCGTGAGATATCCCAATTGGTAGAGGACGCCGGCTCAAACCCGGTGTGTTGTGGGTTCGATTCCTTCTCTCACGACTAGGCCACGCCTTTTTTGAAAACCGAACCGTCAAAACAGTTTTACGAGGATTTGTAAGGTCGAGTTCTCTGGGATTCCGTTTTGTATTGGTGTTGTTTTCTTGGACCGGGGGCGTGGCCGTGGATGATTGGCAGAGTAGACGAATGCGGCGGCTTGCTAGGCCGTAAACCGTAAAAGGTTCGCAAGTGCAAATCTTGCATCATCCGCGAGATGGTCGGTGAGGCTGGTCAAGACCCTGACTGTCGTGGGGGTTCGACTATCCCTATATGCCCGTAGCTCAATGGTAGAGTACCGGTCTCCAAAACCGGTGACGTGAGTTCGATTCTCACCGGGTATGCGATGCCGGTAGCTCAGCGGCTAGAGCGTATGGCTACGGTCATAGGGTCGGTGGTTCGAGTCCACTCCGGTACCACAACGCCTTCAAGAAGAGGCGATTACAGGCGGTGACTGCTTCTTGGGTCATCGCCAGTCGTCGGCGGCGGCTTCATGCCATGCCGCACGGCAATAACCGAATAGCGCTCCCCCAGTGGGAGGCATGGCATTCTAGCTCATTGGAAGAGCGGCGCTCTCGTAAAGCGCAGGTTCGAGTTCGATTCTCGGGATTGCCTCTAGGAGCCGGTGGCTCGTGGACCAACCTCCCCTGTATTTGGATTAACCCCGTTGGAATGCTCGCTCGCCACGCTCCCACCGGCTCCGCCCCCTACATGCAAGGAGTCATCGTGGCTTGGTCATCTTCCAGCCGTGATGCACGGTTCAACCCCGGATGGGAGCGGACCCGCAAGTGGATATTGGAGCGGGACCACCATCGATGCCAGTGGATTGTGACCGACTGGCATACGGGGGCGAAGCATATTTGCGGCTATCCTGCCAATGAGGTCGATCATAAGGTTCGCGCGAAGAACGGTGAGCCTGATGATGATTCCCCGTCGAACCTGTGGGCGTTGTGCTCATATCACCATAAGCAGAAAACCGCTCGTGAGAGCGGTGAGGCTCGGGTGGAAAAGCGTAGGAGCCGCGAGGAGGCCGAATGGTATTCGAGGCCGGCTTTTCGATAGAGCGTTGCGCTGTGTTCGGGTGTCTTAACCCGGTGTGCGCCAAAGGGTTGTGCAGGGAGCATTACAACCGGAACTATTATTCCGGTACTCCGTTGAGGAGGCTGCGTACCCGCATGTGTCCGGTGTGCTTCAAATGGTTCGACCCTGAGCGTTCCTCTCGTTTGTTCTGTTCGGACAAGTGCCGTTTGAGGTATTTCCGTAAACGTCAACTGCATCCCCGAGCTACCGTCGCGTCCTGAAACCGTGTTGCATGAGCGGACGGTGGAACCGGCTGAACGGACTCGGATGGTTGTCGAGTCTTTCACCCGTTCGCAGGTGATTGAGAAGTGTGCCGGCCGTTGCCAGAAGTGCGGCGGACTGGTCGATGTAGATAGTGCCGGGCCTGACGGCGCGGCTTTTGAGTGGAAGGTTCCTTTGGAGAAGTCGCATTCAGCGACTTTGGAGAACCGCATTCTCGTTCACGACCGGTGCAGGGGCGAAAAGCCTGTGCGTCGGACAGCCCGGAATGGACGGAAACGGAGCGTGAATCATGGCAGGAAACGGGCGCAGGGCGTCCAAGATAGCCGCGATGCCTTTGCTGAGCAGTCCCGAGGAGCCGGTTGGCCCGGAACTGCCTGATGTTCGCCCGGATACGGGCGATGAATGGTTGCCGGTCACTCGCCGCTGGTATGAGGATTTGCGTCGTAGCCCGTTGGCTCAGCGTATGGGCGTCGGCCCTGACTGGGATTTCGTGTTGGATACGGCGCTGCTCAAGGATGATTTCAAGCGTTCCCGTAAGGGGCGTGCGATTCTGGCGGCTGAGATTCGCCAGCGTGAGACCATGATCGGCGTCACTCCGAAGGCGCGTAACGATTTGAAGTTCGACGCGCCTCAGGCGAATGATCTGAAGGCGTCCTCGTATTCGGGTTCCTCGAACGTCATCAGCATGGAGGAAGCACGTAGGCAGCGTCGGGCGGTGGGCTGATGCATGACGTTATCCCTAATCTGACCGCCGAGGATAGGGAGCGTTCGCTTGGCTGGCTTGCCTTGTGGTGGATACAGTCGTTTTGCGTCGTGGGTTCGGAGCCCGCGTATGACATGCCCGTGTATGAGAGTCCTGAGTATGCGCGGTTCTACGTGGACTGTTACGCGCTCGACAAGTATGGGCAGCGTCGTTTCAACCATGTGTTCCTGAGTCGCCCCAAGGGTTGCGACAAGTCCGGCAAGGGTGGCCGTCTGGGTTTGTTCGAGGCTTTGGGCCCATGCCGTTTCGCCGGTTGGGCGAAGGGCGGGGAAACCTACACGTTCCTCGGTCAGACTTACGAGTATCTGCCGGGCGAGCCTATGGGCCGTCCCGTGCAGGGTCCGAACGTGGTGTGCATCGCCACCGCCGAGGAGCAGACGGACAACGTCTATCAGGTGATGAAGTACAACTGCGAGAACGGGCCTTTGAGCCAGTTGCGCGGTTATGGGCTTGATGTCGGTGAAACCCGTATCCTGCTGCCGGAGGGTGGTTCGATCAAGCCCGGTGCCACCGGTTCTTCCACGCATGACGGCGGCAAGCAGACGTTCATCATCGCCGACGAATCCCACTTGTACAACGTTCCCCGGTTGAAGGCCACGTATCATACGCTGAAACGTAATCTTTCGAAGCGTATGGGCGACGCCGAACCGTGGGTGTTGGAAACCACGACCATGTACCGTCCCGGCGAGAACAGTATCGCCGAGGAGACCTACAAGCACGCTCAGGATATTCGAGAGGGTCGCATCAAGGACCCGAAGCTGCTGTTCGACCACAGGTATTCGCCTTTGAACATCGAGGACCTGGGTGATGCGGGCAAACTGAAGCATGGCCTGTATGAGGCGTATGGTTCCGCCGCGAAGTCAAGGGACGGCAAGGACCATATCATTCTCGCTGACGGCAGCATCGTGCCGGTCAACGACGAGGGTGTGAGCGATGACGGGTATTCGCTTCGCTCCCCCGGCGTGGAGCCGGGCCCGTCGAAGGACGGCTGGGTTGATATTCGCGGCCCTATCGCGGATATCCTCGACCCGGCTTCCGATGTGGGCGATTCGATTCGCTACTACCTGAACAGTCTCACGAGCGTTTCCGACGCTTGGCTGTCCGAATCCCTGTTGAAAAGCCATCTCGCGGGCATCGCATTGTATGCGGGCGTTCCCGAGGGCACCGACTTGGACGAGGCAGCGCCTTGGAAGGACATTATTTCGGACGAGGACGAGATAACGCTTGGCTTCGACGGTTCGCTTTCCGATGATGCGACCGCCTTGGTCGGCTGCCGTGTCAGGGACGGCCTGTTGTTCCTTATCAAACTGGAACAGAAGCCCGAAGGCCCCGAGGCCGCTGACTGGCAGGTCGATGTGGAGGCGTTCGACCGCAAGGTTCGCTGGATGCTGGACAACTACAACGTTGTCGGCTTCTTCGCGGATGTCCACGGCTGGCGTGACCTCATTATCGGCTGGGAAACCGACTACTCGTATCTCGACCTTGTGGGCCAGCGCAACAACGGCGACCCGATCATGTTCCACACGAACAATTGGGAGTCGGACATGAAGCAGGCGTATGTGGACATGCATACCGCGTTCTGCCGTGAATGGACGGCGTGCGATGACGAGGACAATCCCGTCATCGGTGATGTCGCACTGTTGGCCGACCCGAGGCTTCTCGCGCATTTCAGAAACGCGCGAAGGAAGAACCTGCGCAGGACGAACGCCGATGGCTCCACTCAGTACCTCGTGTACAAGGAGACGCCGAACAGTCCGTTGAAGATAGACGCCTGCATCGCAGGCGTCCTCGCATATACGGCGCGTACCCGTTATCTGGAACAGGCCAGTTCCCGTGCGCGAGGGTGCGCACCCACGTTACCCGAGTGACTTATTAGAAGGACGGTGAGATATGGCCGTGCAGTTGGAGTCGTTGGTTCCCGATGATGTCGAACCGGGAGGCGACGGCGTGGTGCTTACCCGGTTGGCGAACCGGCTGGTGAACCGTATCCCCATGCTGTGCCGGTTGAAAACGTTCTACGACGGCAAGGAGACCGTACCCACGAAGGCGGTCCCCCGCAACATGGATGTGACCAGTTCGGACATCTACCGCAGGTTCGTGGACATCTGCCCGATGAACTTGGCGAGCACGATAGCGAACGCGGTCATCACCTCGGAGAAGCCCACCGGCTTCCGTCTGGTGTCGGACAAGGCGATACGTTCCACCGCCGCAGACGACATGTGGCAGAAGTCGGGCATGAACCTGAAATCGTTGAACATGCTGCGTGACGCATCGATTTACGGTGCCGCCTATGCGCAGGCGTGGTCGACGCCTAACCCGGCCTACATTTCGAGGCTCAGCCCTTGGGATACCGTCGTTTCCGACGATAAGAGCGCGGCCATCGTCTACTCGTATGACGCGGATGAAGGCACCGAGAACATCGCCTTGTACCGTCTGGTCCGTGACGATAAGGGCAATGTGACCGACGTGTATGGTCGTGTCGCCAGACGTGAGGTGGAGTCGCGGACGCTGCCGACCGACAGTCCCGACTATGAGGATGCCGTGTATGAGCTGGCGAACGATGATTCCAAGAAGAAACCGTTGTTGCCCGCCTTGTTCGAATGGGTGGGCGCGGCCAGTTCCGATGGTCTTGATTTCGCCCGTGACTGCGGTTGCCTGCCCATCGTCCAGTTGAAGACCGCGACCGGTCGAGGCCAGTTCGAGCCTCATCTTCCGACGTTGAGCGCCATCGACCAGCAGCGTTTCCAACGTTTCTGCATTCAGGAGATGCAGGCGTTCAAACAGCGTTGGGTGTCCGGCGACCTTCCCGAGTATTACACGAAGCAGGACCCGGCCGTGAAGGCCAACCGTGCGCGTGCCGGCGAAAAGATCGACTACTCGTCCTTGTTCGAGCTTGGCCCCGCCGCCTTGTGGCTGATGCCGAAGGACGCGAAGATGGGCGAAAGCTCCGTGACGGACATCACGCCGATTGTCTCCGCCGCGAACACGGACATCAAACAGTTGGCCGGCGCGTCCGGCACCCCGTTGTCGATTCTCAGCCCTGACGTTTCCGGCAGCGCGGAGGGGGCGAAGCTCACCACCCGCATGTTGAGGCTCAAGGTGCAGGACATGAACGAGCGTGCCAATGATGCGTTCGTATTGTTGCTTCGCATGGCGTTGGTCGCAAGCGGCCAGCAGTCCGCCGCCGATGAACGTTTCGAGACGATGTGGCAGCCGGTCGAGACTCCCACCGATTTGGAGCAGGCGCAAGCCGCCAACTATGTGAAGGGACTGCTGCCGGTCAAGACCATCATGCGCCGGTTCCTGAACATGAGCGAGATGGATATAGCCGAAGCCATGCAGGACTTGCAGGACACGGCTTTCGCCACCGCCCTGAGTCAGGAGAACACTCTGGTCGAAGGCAAGACCTCACAGCAGTCGGCTCCCACCTTGCAGGACACGTTGGATTCGACATCGACCATCCTTGACCTGAACGACGTTCTGGGCGACGAGACGTTGGACTCCTCCAATGAGGTGACGTGATGGCCGACATGACACAGGCGCTGACCGTCATGGAACGGCAGCGTCAGGCGCTGGTCGATGCCTACGTGCAGCGTGCGTGGAACATGTGGAAGTCGCTCGACCCCGCCGACTGGTGGAACGACGCGATAACACAGGGCGTGTCCGCGTGGATAACGCAGAATCAGATCGCGTTCATCAAAGCCATGCGTCATCTGGGCGTCTCCTATGCGGACGTGATGCTCGGCATGGTGAACGTGCCTTCGGATGGTCAGATTCCCGAATACATCGTCACAAGGGACAACACCGACCCGTGGGCGGTGAGCGTGCGTCCTGCCGACGCCTATCGGAGCATGGCCGTAAGGGACCCGTCGATACGCCCGCTGGCATGGGACAATCTGGACGATTACGTGCAGAAGGCCGTTGATGATTGGCTTGACGCCGCCGTGAAACGGTTGATGGACAATGCGAACACCGATGGTCAGATAGCCATGAATAGTGCGGCCACGCAACGGTTTCATGGTTCCGGCGTCAGAAAATACCGTAGGGTCATACACCCCGAGCTTTCCAAGACCGGCACGTGCGGCCTGTGCGCCGTCGCGGCCACGAACGTGTTTTCCACGGCCGACCTTCTGCCCATGCACAACAACTGCAAATGCACCGTCGCCCCGATCACCGCGAACAATGACCCCGGTCTGAAACTCAATCGGGAGGATTTGGACGCCATCTACAGGAAGGCTGGCAGCACGTCAGCCGCCGACCTGAAAAGCGTGCGCGTCATCATGGAATCGCATAGCGAGATCGGGCCGATTCTCACGCAGTCCCAGTGGCGGCGTGAATACGATGACGGCACTCCCGCGCCGGAATGGCATATCCCCGACCTGAAGATGACGCGCACCGCGTTGCAGCGCATGTATGCGAGGGCTATGGAGTTTCAACAGCATTATCAGAAAGTGCTGGATACGGGCGAGGAAGACGATTTTCCATTCGAGGGTCGAAAGTACAGCTTCCGGCCTTCGGTGCATTTAAGACAAGCCATGTCCTATCAGAGGGCATGGCTCCAATACCTGCGGTCGACCCTCGGTTTGGCCGCGTGAATGAAAGGGGCGGGCGGGATGCCTACCAAGGAAGAACAGAACACTGCCGAAACCGAAACGGTTCAGCAGTCTCAGCCTGAAACGGGCGCGGCAGAAACGACCGCCGACATTCAGGAAAACAATGAAAACGTCAAGCCGGAGGAAAACCCCGGTGACAACGAGCTCGCCAAGTGGAAGGCGATGAGCCGTAAGAACGAGAAGCAGGCCGAAGCGAACCTCAAGCAGGTGCAGCAGGTTCAGGCCGAGCTTGCCCAGGTGCGTGCCGACAACGCGCGTCTGATTGCGAAGAGCACGTATCCGCAGGTCACTGACAAGGTGTTTGAAGCCCTGTACAAGGGTGATGGCACGCCGGAGGATATCGCGGACTTCGCCAAGTCCTATGCGGAGCTCAACCCCATCCAGCCCGGTTCGCCGTTGGGCGTTCAGCCGAACGGTCGTGTTCAGGTGCCGGAAGCCGAGGCTCTTCGCAGCGTGGGCCGAAAGGCCGAGAACCCCGAGGGCGAGTTCAATCCGAAACCAAAGCGCGGCGACGCCTACAAGCGTGCGATGGACCGTCAGAACGCCCGCCGCCGCAACCGTAACAAGCAAACCAAATGAAAGGAGCCATACTCATGGCGCTTCCTATTGAAATGGTGCATGGCACCGGCCTGACCACCGTTGAGGAAAACAACGAGTGGCGTTTTGGCGAACAGGATGGCGGCGTGGTCTCCGTGACCCTTGCTACCGACCTGTTCAACGTGACTGACGAGACGTTGCGAGACAAGTACCTCACCGGGGTCAGTCCGACCGCCACGACCATCTACATCCGTTCCGGTATTCCGCTCGCCAAGATCACGAGCGGCACCAACAAGGGCGCTTACGGCCCGTATGACCCGAAGGCTACCGATGGCCGTCAGACCGCCATCGCTGGCCTGTTGGAGTCCGCCGTCGCCGTGAACGTCACCTATTCCGGCTGGCAGGTCGATGACACCTATGTGGGCCTTCGCTACCGTGGCGACATTATCAAGAGCAAGCTGCCGGTCGTTCCCGCCGACGAGGCCAAGTGGGGCGGCTGCTTCTACGATGTCGAGGATGATGCTGTCACCGCATTGTCCGGTTCGGCTGGCGCTGCCGGTTCCGCTGGTGTGGGCGTGAAGTCCATCACCTTGACCAAGGACACCTCTGGTGCCATCACCGGTGGCACTTGGGTCGGCACCGACAACAAGTCGCACGCCATCACCATCGCCTGACACCCCGTCTAAACCGATTCTTTGAAACCCGCCCCTCGTGGCGGGTTTTCTCATATCTGAAAGGAAATATCCAATGGCATTGGACAAGGAAATCTTCCCGCCGAGCGAAGCCACCGAGGTTGCGCAGGCGGGCTCGATTACGTGAACGGCATTCTCCCGTTCTCCACCATGTTCCCCATCCAGTCCAATGACGGCGAATGGACCGTCTCTTGGACGCCGAATCTGCCGACGCTCTCCACGAACGCCATGCAGCGTCGTGCGCTGGACGCGAGATCGGCCACACTTCGATGGTCGAACAGTCCGCCGAACAGCATACGGGCCTTCTGCCCCTGTCCGGCATGGACCACATCACCGAACGTGATATGGCCAAGCACGCGAACGACAAGCAGTTCATCCACGACAAGGCCGAAGCCAAGACCACGCATCTGGGCCAGACCGCCGGCGTGACCCTTGAACTTGAGTCCATTTCCGCGATGATGGACGGCAAGATCACCATCAACGAGAACGGTGCGAACGTGGTCTACTCGTTCGGCCGTCCGGCCAAGCAGCATAATCAGGCTCCGACCGTTCTCTGGTCCCAGGCTACTTCCGACCCGATTTCCGACGTTCAGGGTTGGATTGAGGTCATGCGCAAGAACAAGGGCCGTACACCGCACGCCGCGTTCACCACGTCGAAGGTCATCGACGCATTGCGCGTCAACGAACAGTTCCGTCAGGAAGTGTCCGGCATGGACTTGGCGCATTCCAAGTCGCGACTGTCCCGCGACGAGGTGCTGGGCGTTCTCGCCAGCCAGCTTCAGCTGAACGACGTGCGTATGCTCGACCTCGAATACGAGAACCTTGAACTGGACGGCGGCTTCAAGATGGACGTGGACACCACCACGCTCATTCCCGATGCGACGTTCGTCATGCTTCCCTCGTTCAACGACCCGACCCTTGGCTTTACCGCTTCCGGCCCGACCGCCGAAGCCCAGAACTCCGAGTATGAGATCAACAAGAGCGTCAACGACGGTCTTGTTGCCGCCATGCTCTCCCATCAGGCTCCGGCCAACTACGATATCTGGGTCAACGGCTCCGCGCTGCCCGTATTGCAGGATGCCGTCAGCACGTTCAAGGCCAACGTCCTGTAGGAGCCGTCATGGCAAGCGTTGACGGCATCGACTGGATGAAACACATGCAGGTCAGTCTGCTTGACCAGCCCGGGCTAGCCGACGCCTATCCGAACGAATGGGTGAAATCACGTTGCCGTATCGCCGCCGAAATGGCGTTGACCGAATCCGGCAACGCGGAGCCCCGTCTCAATTCGGGCGACCTGAGCGAGGACACGTTCGCCTACGTGGTCTGCTCGATGGTGATTCGCGTCATGCGATGGCACCGGTTCAAATCCGAGTCGAACGGCAACTATTCGTATGAGGAGCATGACCCCCAGCCTAATCCGCCCGCCTATGATGCCAGTCCCAACCTGTATGTGAGCAAACGCGAAAAGCAGTTGCTTGACGGTTACGCGGAGGGACACGGCCCCGTAGGCACCATTGGTGTCGGGCTGAGCCGAATCTACGGATTGTGAGGCCCTATGGCCGATGAAACATTGGACTTGGGACACCTTTACGACGGTGTTGATTTGGATGAACTCGGCGGCGGGCACCTGTACGACGATACCGAGGTGGAACCTCGTGTCACGGATGATCTGCTGCACCGCGACATGATCGTGGTGCAGCTGATGAAACCGGTCGAAACCGTCTACGGTTCCGGCACGGTGCCGGATGGGGACGCCTCATACTGTTACTGCTCGTTCGAGCCTCGAATCAATAAGAACAGCACGTTTTCCAAGAACTGGGCGCAGGACACCACGCCGCAAACGACCGGTGGCCTGCGTGAGGATGCGTTGGCGATTGTTCTCGCGCCGGAATGGCATGGGGACATCAATACGCAGTTCTGGTTCGATAACGCCTGTTATGAGGTTGACGGCCCACCTATGGAGATGCGTCACGCTTCGGATGCCGCCCACCATTGGAACATCACCGCGAGGTGCATCGGCCATGCGACCAAGGACAACGGGTTGAAACCGCCTGTCCCGCCCGAGGGGAGCCGCACATGGGGTACGTGAAACTGAAGCCCGCGAGGGTGTTGAACCGTGACATGGCGATACTGTTCGGAGCCGAGGCGACACGTCCCGTGGCGGAGAAGGTCGAGGTGAAAGCCAAGGCGCTGGCCGACATGAAGGCGAAGCATTCGTCCGTCGCCAACCGCATCGACATCAGCACTCACGCGCATGGCACGCACACCGCCGTGATCATGAGCGTCAAGGGCCGTGACGGTTCCGAGATCGCCTCTCACTTGGAGTTCGGCTACTTCAACCGGTGGCTGGAACACAAGTACGGGATTAAAAGCCCGAGTGCTTGGATGCCGGGATTGTTCATCATGTCGAGGCGAAATATGTCTGACCCCACGATATTCGACCTTTCCGTAAGGGAACAGTTGGATGCGGTCGCCATGACACGCGTCTACCTGGACGACATCGAATGGAAGGACCGTGATTTCAGGCCGGTCATCCAACCGGAGGTCACGCCCGCCACGGATTCGCTCCTGTTGTCCCATGACGTGATTCTCTACCATTGCGGCGCTCCTGAGCAGCCCGACTGGAATCTGAAGGCTTGGATATGGCAGTACACGCTGTCTTTGACGGTGCTGGGCCGTGACCCGGAACGGGTGGCCCGCATCTGCGGATGGCTGCACCGTTGCATATCCGCATGGCCGTACCAGCCGGGAACCATGTACGGGAAAATCGGGCGCATCGTGGACAACCCCGGTTTCGAGTCCCGGTCTTCCGGCGACATGACCAGTTCCAAAAGCATCGTCGCGTGGACTTCCACGAAACGCATACAGGCCGCGTCCCCACGCGGCTGACCTTATCTGAAAAAACCATCAATCACACAATCAGACCCCGCACGCCTACACGGCTGCGGGGTTTTCCATATTTGAAAGGAAAACGATATGGCTGACGAAATCGGCATCCACGACGACGGCGTGTTGACCGCCGTCCGAGGAACGATCTTCATGGCGAAGGCCGATACCATCATTACCTCCGCACTGCTCAAGCAGTTCACCGTCGATGAGGCGACCGTGGGCGTGGGCGAGGCCGTGTGGACGAACCTCGGCCACATGTCGAACGACAACCTGCCCGAGTTCGCGTTGGACGGCGGCGACGCCACCACGTTGAGCACTTGGCTCAAGGCGTCGTTCCGCACCCAGTACGACCAGACCACCGGCACTGTGACGTTCAATTCGGTGCAGGGCGACAAGGGCACGTTCAAGACCCTCTACAACGCGGTCGACATGACCGACGCCGGTGTGGCGTCAGTTTGGAGAAGACGCCTATCAACAAGGCGTTGTTCATTCTCTGGTCGGACACGAACACGACCGGCCGTGCCGGTCTGCTGCTGCCGAACACTGATATCGCGTTCTCCAGTCTGCCGACTCTTTCCACGGATTCGTTCGTGGAGTTCTCCGCTCAGGCGAACATCAAGACTTCCAACGCGCTTCCGCATGACGCCGCTGGAAAGTTCACGTCCGCAGCCTACTTCAGCCCGGCTGATTTCACCGCCGCCGTCTGACCTGGATTCTTCCTTGCCGCGTACCTATCCGCGCGGCAAGGATATTCCTCTTTTTCGGATAGGAACCATTTTTCACACTTTATGGATAGGAGCCGATGATGGCAGAAAACATTGAAACCACCGAGACTACCGAGAACAAGACCCCTGAGACTTGGGATGAATTGAAGAGCCTTCCCTTGTTCGAGGAGCTTCCCGACATGGTGAAGCCGCAGGAATTGAATGTGGCGCAGTCCGCCGAGTTCCGTGTGACGTGGCAGCGCGTCAGCGAACGCCAGACCAAGCTGTTCGACACGGGCGTCTTCGATGACGAGACCGCCGACAAGGGCAAGAAGAAAACCAAGGAGAAGCGCGACGAGGACGAGGCCGTTGTGCTCATGGCCGAGATCGCCCAGTACGCCGACATGTTCTATCGTGACATCGCCGTGGACGAGAAGCAGTGGGTGGAGTTCACGAAGGGCCGCACCTTGGAGGACCTGTTCGTGCTGCTGGTGTCCCTGACCTCGTTCTACGCATTGGCACTGGGAAAATCAAGCGGCTCCAAGACGCGCTTGACGAAAGCCGAGTAGCGGTCTGCTCCGATTTCCAACGCTTCTACAATCTGAATCTCCCGGCCCGTATGAAGGTGGACGAACCCGTATGGCTGTGCGCCCTGTTGGACGGGTTGGAAGGCGTTGACGGAAGCCTGTACCGCGCGTACATGATGGAGCATCATCCTTTGCCGGCATCCGATTCCAAGGAGACGCCACGGCTCTCCTACGTCACCTATGGGCAGTCGCAGATGCTCATGCTTGACATGGCGAACACGCTTGACGTTCTCAGGGTGATGCTCGCCCGGATGATGGGCGACAAGAAGATGAAGCCCCGTCCCATCAACCGCCCGGAGTGGTGGACAAGCCCGATTCGATGGCGTCGAAGTCGTTCACCACGGCGGGCAAGTCGTTCGCCCAGATCACGGGCATGTTGGGTGCCGTGTTCGGTGGCAACAGTTTTTAACAGAAAACCCCTCGCATTCCACGAGGGGTTTTCGTTTATCCTCCCGGAGGTTTTCTCATGGCCTTGTATACTGCTGGCGCGGTCGGCGTCGATATTCGCCCGGACACCGATAATTTCTGGAAGATTCTCAACGCGGAACTGCATTCCCGTCACCCTGAGGTCACCGTTGATGTGAACACGAAGGGTGTCGCACGCGCCAAGGAGCAGATGCGCGACCTTGACGGCAAGACCCTCACCAACGTGGTGAAGATCGACGGCGATGACAGCGGTTTACGCAAGTTGCGCAAGGAGCATGAGCGCATCCAGCGCGAATGGGAGAACAAGCCCATCGTCTCCCATTTCAACATCGACGACTCCTCCTACGGGCGCGACCTCGACAAGCTGCGCGACAAGAACCGCAAGGCCGCAGCCGACGTTCGCAAGAACTGGCTGGACAACACTCTCGGCGCTATTGCCGATATTCGTCAGAAGCAGAAGAAGTACGAGGAGGAGGTGGACAAGCTCTACCGCAAGCGCGACAAGCTGCTCGCCAAGCTTGAGGACGGGGCTAAGCGTTCCGCCAAGGAAACCAAGTCTCTCAACGAGGAGCTGGCGAACACGAGCCGTCAGATTCTCGATATCGAGAAGAAGTACGACCATACTTTCAAAGCCATCGACTTGAAGCGCGACAAGGACCTGTTCGACGCGCAGAACGTCGCACTGTTCCGACGTGAGATGGACGAGGCGGGCGGTTTCGTCAAGAACATGCAGCGCAATCTCAAGGCCGCTCGCATGGAGTCCGACAAGTACAAGAAGTCGTTGGACAAGACCACCAAGACCCACGAGCTGCTGAACAAGCAGCTCACCGTCACCGGCAAGAAGTACCTCGGACTGTCTGGCAACGCCTCCGACGCCTCACGCATCATGGCAAAGCAGCAGGCTACGGCCCGCGAGTTGACCAGCTTGTTTGACGAGCAGGAAGCTCAGGTCAAGGCGCTTGCCACCGCGTTCCAGAAGTTCAAGCCTATGGGCATCGACAAGAACCTCGGCAAGGAACTCAACAACACCCTCGACCAGTTGAAGAAGCTGCGCGACTTCGCATCCCGCAAGCCGATCACCGCCAAAGCCACATTGAATAAGACCCAATGGGACAAAAAATACGCGGAACTGATGTATGACGCGGAGAAGCTGCGCGCCAAACTCGACCGGGAGCATGAGGTCAACGTCCGTGTCAAGGTGTGGGAGAACAACGCCGACAAGCTTGAGAAACGTCTGAACCGTCTGCGTCACACGCGCCTCGACATTCCCGTGGACTGGCAGGTCGATCAGGAACGAATCATCGCGTCGATGCGTGAGACCGCTGCGAAGATCAAAGCCAATCCCGAACGTCGTTGGGAGCTTGAAGCCGACCTCGACCTGCAAATGCGTCGGGCCGAGGAGAAGCTGAAGAAATTCGAGGACAAGCATGACGAGCTGAAGATGGATTTGGACTTGGAGACCGCGTTGGCCCGAGCCCATCTCGCCTACTTCACCCGTCCGCGCACCGTTGATATCTTCGCTAATTTCAAGGGCACTGACCTTGGCAAGATTTTCTCCGGCATGACCTCCGGTGCGACCGGTTTGAAGGGCGTGCAGAACCAGTTCCAGAATCTTGTGAACCTGTTCGACAAGCTCGACAAGGTGGTTCCCAAGTGGTCGATTCTCGGTGCCGGCGTCACCGCGTTGGGTGCCGGCCTGTTGAATCTCGGCCGTACCGTGGGCGGTGTCGGTGCCAGCCTCGTGTCCATGAGCAAGGCCGCGTTGGCCGCTCCCGCCGCGTTGGCTGGTCTGGCGTCCGCAGGCTACGTGGGCTACCGGGTGTTCGGTGATTTGAAGGAAAAGTTCGATGTCGCCAAGACCTCGCTGGCGAACCTGAACAAGGAGTTGGGCGACAACGCTTGGAACGAGTACGGGGATAACCTGTACCGTCTCGCCAACGACGTGGCCCCCTCACTGTCCAAGGGTTTGAACGGTATCGCCGTTGAGGAAGGCAAGGTGCTCAACGGGCTTATCGACGTGGTGCGCCAGTCGAACGAAGCCGACCAACTGCCGCGTATCTTCGAGAACACTCGTCTCGCGGTGTCCGAACTGAACCCGGGCTTGCAGTCACTGGCCCGCGCGTTCCTCGGCTTGGGCGACCAGTCCAGCCAGTATCTGCCCCGCATGGCCTCCTACATTTCCGACGTGGCCGAGAAGTGGGCGAACTGGGTGGATACCGCCGAACGTACCGGTCAAGTCTCTAAGGCGATGGAAAAGGCCATCGAACAGGGCGGCTATCTGAAATCGTCCGTGTTCGACCTGATAGGCGTGTTTGAGGGCACGTTGGGTACTCTGGCGAAGACCGAGAACGGTATCCAAGGTTTTTCCGAGGCTTTGGAGAAAGCCAACAAGGCCGTTCACACCATCAAGTTCCAAGAGACTTTGGAGGCTTGGAGCGCTGGTGCGCAGGACGCGCAGGACAAGATGCGCAACGCTTTCAAGGATATTGGCGACGCCGCGTACTCGTTGAAGGACACCACTCACGCGGTGTTCGGTGACGCGGGCCAGATCGTAGGCGAGGGCATCACTGGGTTGAGTCGCGTGTTGCAGCAGTCCGGTGGTGGAATCCGCGATTTCAGTTCCGGTGTCCGCGACGGGTTCAGCCAGGTGTTTGACGCGGTGGGTGACGCGGGCCCCATGTTCTCCGATTTGGCGAGCATGGTGGGCCAGTTGTCGCGCACGTTCGGCGGCACGTTCGCGTCCGCTTTGCGTACCGTGAGCCCGCTTATCAGCACCATCGCCAAGGGTGCCACCGGCGTGGCCCAAGCGTTCGACTCACTGCCGGGGCCGGTGAAAAGCATCATCACATTGTGGGGCACGTTCGGTCGTGCGGGCAAGACGGCGTTCGAGTCGTTGAAGACCGGCATGTTGCAGAACATCCAGTCCACGATGCGATACCAGAAGATGCTCAGCGAACTGGGTTTGAGCGCCGAACAGGCGTCCGTGAAAATGGGCACCCTGATTAAGGCGATGAACCAGTTGCGTTCCGGCAATTATGCGGGTATTCTGTCCGGTGCCATCAGCGAGGTCAATTCCCTCGGCATGGCGGCGGAAGCTAACTCGAAGAAGCTGCTCCTTCCGGGGAACGCTGCCAAGGAGACTTCCAAGGACATGGGCGGCTTGGTCGGTGCGAACGGTCAGGCCATCGCCTCCATCCGTTCGGCCGGGGAGCAGGCCGAACAGCAGTCCGGCAGGTTCGGTTCGTTGAAGACCGGCGTGAAGAACCTGTGGGATGCGTTCGGCGGCTGGACGACGGTTGCCGGTCTGGGAATCAGCGCGGGCATCGCCGTCATCGGCAATGCGATATCCGACTACACGACGAAGGCGGAAGCATCCAAGCAGGCGATGGACAAGGTCATCGACGGCATGAAGGGCATCAAGTCCAACGCCAAGGAGGCGGCGGACGCGTTCAACGATTTCAAGTCGGAGACCACGAAACAGTGGGATGACCCGTCGCTCCTGTTCGGCAAGGACGGTGGCGGCGCGGTCACTGAATGGCTCGTCAAGGTCAGCGGCGGCTACACGTCCGCAGCCGACGCGGCCAAACGTCTGGGCATCAATACCAGTACGCTGACCGATGCGGTCAGCGGCAACGAGGCCGGCTACAAGAAGCTCGTCAAACAGTTGGAGGCGCAAAGCAAGGAGACATACAAGGCCAGCGACCAGTACGGTATGATGGTCGAGAAGCAGACCGATGCCGCCATCGCCGCCGACACGCTGTTGCAGGCGTTGAAGAAGCAGCACAAGGAAGGCTTGGAGAAATCCGTCAAGGAGCAGATGAAATATCTGCGTTCCCTCGAACAGATCTCCGATTCCTCCTCCGCGCTGTCCGACAAGCTCAGCTCGCTCGCCACGACGGTCAAGGCGAACGGTCAGGCGTTCAAGGAAAACGGCGAACTGGCTGACGCCAACAACGCCGCCTATGTGCGCACCGACAAGGCGATGAAGGATGTGGCCGCTACCGCGTTGCTGTCCGCCCATCAGCTTCTCTCCTATGGTGAGAAGAACGGTCAGGTGGAGGAGTACACGCAGAAGGCCGCAAACTCCATTTATGAGGCGCGTGAGGCCATCGTGCAGCAGGCTCAGGCCGCTGGCATGAGTGAGGAAGCTGCTGAAAGGTACGCTGATTCGCTTGGTCTGATTCCCTCTGATGTGGGTACCACGATCACCGCTCATTCGGAAATCGCCCAAGATGCGGTGGATAAGCTCGTGCAGGGCATATCCGGTCTGACCGATGGTGAGAAAGAGATCGTTATCCGGCTACGTGAAGCTGGAGTGGTCACCACGTTGGACGGTGTTCTCAGTCTTGTTGAGCAGCTGATGAAAGGCGACTTGTCCGAGAGGGACCTCACATTGCTGTTGAACGCGAAGGGCAATGCTCGCTGGGAGACAGGCGAGGTCAAGGAGAATCTTCTTGCTCTCGGCATGTCCAAGAAAGCCTACAAGTGGCTGTTCTCAGGTGAGGGCAACGCTGAGGAGCGCATGCAGAAGGTCAGGGACGAGCTCGGCTATCTGAACCTGACCGACGAGCAGATACAGTGGATTCTCGACTGTATCGACCACGCTTCCGGCAAGATAAAGGACGTGGAGAAGAATAAGGTTCCCGCCGCCAAGGGCGTCAGCTTCAACATCGACGCCGACGATGATGACGCTCAGGTCAAGCTCGCGGGATATAAGACTCTCGACGGCCAGCCTATCGCACGCGCGAAAGCGTATGTGGATGGCGACAATACGGACGCCGACGAGAAGTTCCAAGAGGTCAGATTCTATGACGGGTTGACCATCGCCCGCCCGTGGGGTCGTGTTCTTGGCGAGAACAACGGAGCACGTAAGGCGTTCCAAGAGACCGCCTTCTATAACGGGTTGACGATCTCGAAGCCTTGGGGTCGTGTTCTCGGTGAGAACGAAGGAGCACGTAAGGCGTTCCGTGATGTCGCATTCTATAACGACAGGACTCTTGCCTCGGCTTGGGGTCGTGTGGTTGGCGATGACTCCAATGTCAGCAGTGTTTTTCGTTATTGGCGTGATCAGAGCGGCAGTGTCATTTCCACCAATTACGTGGATGTGGTGACACGTCATAGGGACGGCGGCACTCTCTATGCCGCTACCGGTGGCCGTATCCGTGGCGCTGGTACTTCCACTTCTGATTCGATTCCGGCGATGCTGTCCAATGGTGAGATGGTGCTTCGCGCCGCAGCCGTCAAGAAGATTGACGCCGTGTATGGCAGGAGTTTCCTGAACACGTTGAACGCGGTCGGCAGTGTGGAGAAAGCCATGCAACCGTCCGCGTTCGCGTTGAACGCTCGCAGGAAGTCTCAGGCGTATGCGACCGGTGGCCGCGTATCCACGGCGAACGGCTCGTGGAATGTCGAAGTCAACCCGGTGATAAAGGTCGAACTTCCCGCGAATACGGGGAACACGACGAACAACACGGTGACTATCAACGGCGTGGAGTCCTCCGACCGGAGGATAGCCGACGCGGTGGAAACCCTTGTCGCTTCCGCCACCCGGAAACGCAACATGCGTCCGCGCTGACCGTCAGAGAACCGTTGCAAGCCAGTTTGTTTCAGCTTGCAACGGTTTCCTCCTGTTTCCTAACATCGTCAAGAAAGGTTTGTCATGGTTGAAGGTGCCGGCAATATCATCGGCGGCGGCTGGCGTTGCTGCGTACAAGCCGATATCGTCTCGCAGAACGCGACACAGGCCGTCATAGGCGTGCACATCATCTACCGTCGCACCGACGTCGCGCTGGGTGGCGTCCGATGCCGTGTCCGGTGGCGCTTGGGTCAATGGCGTGAGCACGAGCACGAACACGGTGAACTTCGGCTACCGGTCCTTCAACGGCGACGTGGATTTACACACCCAGCAAGTGACCGTCACGAAGCAGGAGTCCGCGCAGACGTTCTCCTGCCGCGCGTTCCTGAACATCCCATATGGTTTGCCGGGACGGTCGGAAGCGCATGTGAACCTCACGGTTCCCGGCATCACGTATGCGAAACCGAACCCGCCGAAGAACGTATCATGGACGCGGGTCAATGATTCAAGCGTGAGGCCGCATGGCAGTCGAACTATGATAATGCGGCGCGAAAATATTGGAAGCAGATCTACGCAGACCAGTGCGTCGGCTTGAACGGCGGCACACAAGGCGCGTGGGGTCTGGTCAAGGCGTTGAACTGGGACGCCTTGAACTATTCGTACACGGGGTTGAAGGGCGAACGCCCGATACCAGTTCCGTGTCGCGGCCCAGAACCCTGGCGGAGTGTCCGACCATGTGTACTCGGGCTACATCTACACGACGCCGGCCGCCCCCGTGGCGGTGAACGCGGTGAAACTGTCCGAACAGTCCGTGCGCGTGACCGTGGATGCGTCGAAATCGTATGTGTATGGCATCAGACTGCGGCGCAGGGTGAACGGCGGCGAATGGGCCGACATAACCGGAGGCACCCCCGGTGCGACGGCCGAAGGCTGGCTTCCCGACATAAACGGAATCCAGAACGTCACGTGGACCGACACCGCAGCTCCTGCGGGCCAAGTCCAGTACGCGGCGTTAGTGGGAAGACCTGTCTACGGCGATGACAACTCCAAGACCACGCTCTTCTCCGACTGGACGTACAGCAACACTATCCAGACGGCCGTGGCCCCTTCCGCGCCGACGATTCTGAACCCGACGCAGAACGGCGCGTATGTTGTCAATCAGCCGATGACGGTCGCTTGGAAACCGAATCATCCTGACGGTTCCGCCCAATCCGCCGCGCAGGTGGAGGTCACCGACCCCTCGGACGTTACGGTCATCGAAGAGCAGACCACGAACACCAGTTATCAGCGCACGCCCAAAAGCTGCGGCTCGTATAGGATTCGCGTGCGCACCAAGGGCATCCACGCCGACTGGGGCGCATGGTCGAACTACGTGACCTTCACGGTCGCGAAATATCCGAACATCAGCATCAACAAGCCTTCCGGCACCATTACGGCGACACCGTTCACCGTGGCGTGGACCGTGGCGGACGATACGGGCGTCAGCTCGCAGACGCTCATCATCCAGTCGGACGGCGTGGAGAAATACCGGAAGACGATGGACGGTTCCACGCGAAGCCTGAGCATCGGCGCAAGCCAGTATCTGCCGAACAACAATTCGACGTTGACCATCACGCTCGTGGTGCGCGGCGGTTCCGGCTTGGAATCCAGCACGAGCGTCGTGAGGGACGTGGACTGGCCGGACCCGGCCGAGCCGATGGCCGCGATAGAGTCGAACAATGATTACGCGGCGTTGGTCATCGTGTCGTTCGGCGTGCCGGAGGAAGGCCAGTCGGAGACGGTCAGCGCATCCGTCATCCGTGTCATGCCTGACGGTTCGGAGGTGCTTATCGCCTCGAACCTGTTGGACCAGCAGTTGGCCGTGGACCCCATTCCCCCGTTGAACACCGACTTCCATTACAGGGTGGTCGCGTATTCGGCTATGGGCACGACCATCGCACGCATGGTGGACGCGCGCATCGAATCCGGGTTCGGAGTGTTGAACTTCGGCACGGATGCGGGTCAGACGTTATTGCTCGGCTATAACAACACGGTGTCTCATAAGCGTTCCCATTCGACCAGCGAGTTTCATTTCGCGCGGGGCGACGGGGCGAATGCTCTGCCTTCCAGCTACGAATTGGACCAGTTGGATTCCACGGTGAGCGTCACCGGCGTATGGGAGTGGGACCAAGCGTTGTGGCTGCGGATACTCTCGTTGGCTGACGGATACCCTTACGCATGGTATCGGGAGCCTTCCGGCCTGCGTGTCTACGTGAAGGCGGAACAGTCCGTGAGCGTTGACATCGCGGACAAGAAGAACATCAGCTATTCCGCCGACCTGACCCAATTGACATGGGAGGAGCCCGTCCTATGAGTGATTGGAGCAAGCCTTTCAAGGTCGCCTACCGTGTGATGCGAGTCAACAGGAACACGGGTTTGGAGACCGGACGGTTGGATTGGGTGATATCCGGGGGCAGCATCGAACGCAACCAGGACACCAATATCTGCGAATCCGGTTCCCTGACCGTGGAGGGGGCGACCGACCTGGGCACCGACCGGCTACGGATATGGGCCGACTGCACGTGGCATGACGGTTCCACGGCAAGTGTGCCGTTGGGCACGTTCCTTCCCAACATCCCCAAGCGCAGCGTGAACGGCAAGGAATCTTCCAGCCAACTGGATTTGTACGGGCTGCTGCAAGAAGTCGATGACGACATGTTCGAGTCGCCGATAACGATAGGCAAGGGCAAGAAGGCCGTGACCGCCGCCGCCGACATCCTCAAGGGATGCGGGCTTCAGGTCGCGGCCTACAATCCCGGCAATTACACGCTGAAGGATAATTGGACGTTCGGTTTGAGGTCCGATAAGGACAAGGACAAGGGCAGCACCAAGCTTGACGCGGTGAACGATCTCTTGGATTTGGCCGGATACTCCAGTGCGAGAACCGACGAGTACGGGCGCGTCATATTGGAGAAGTATGTGGAGCCGGGCAAACGCCAGCCGAAATGGACGTTTCAGGAGGGTGCGAACGCCACGTTCCTCACCACCATGACCGACGAACGCGACCTGCGTGAGGTGGCGAACGTGGTGAAGGTCACCTACTACAACACGGACAAGGAATACGTTTCGACCGCGATTGACGATGACCCGGCTTCGGAGTTCAGCACTGTCAGCCGTGGCCGCAGGGTGGCTCACGCCTACGAGTATTCCAGCATCCCCGACGAGGTGACTACCGACGAGCAAGGCAGGAAACTCGCCTCGGACAAGGCGTTGGAACTGCTACGCACCGAACAATCCGTGATTCACAGGGTCACGTTCACGCACGTGTACGCTCCTTTGAATCTGACCGACGTGGTGGACTTGGAGTATCCGACCGGCTCGGTTTCCGGCAGGTTTGCGATACGCGCGCAGAATATCACTTTGGAGGCCGGTATTCCCATCGAATGCGAGGCCCGTACCTTCCAGCGTCCAAGCGAACCAACAACAGTGAAGGCATAAATGCAGTCGAACCTGATAAGGGCCGGCAATCGTCTGGCCGAAATCATGCCCTCCCAAGTGGGGGCGGAAGCCACCATCACGCGCATCGGCACCATCAACACGGTGTACGACACAGGAGGGTATTGGACCGCTGACGTGGATATGAGCGGCGGCACGCTCATGGGATTGCAGATGACCACGGATTGTGTGGGAGCCCGAGCCGGTGACAGGTGCGTGGTGGAAACCTACGCGAAAGTCGCCATCGTCACCGGCATCCTTGCGCGTCCGGGGTGCGGATGCTCCCCCTTGTTTGAGTGGTCGAGCACGTGGAGTGGTACCCCTGGGACTGAGCCTGAGAGTGGTTATCTTGAGAAGACTGCGACTGTTACTTGCGGGGGGCTTATCCTGTGCGAGGTTGCGGCCGCGATCAGCGGTACCGGCGAATACAATATGGCGTTCGACTTCTTGGACGCGAACGGTGAGCGTAAAGCGTATTGGTGTTCCACGTCGCCGCAGAAGAACGGCGGCACGTTGAGGTGGGTTGCTTCCGGTTCTGTGCGGTTGCCTTACGGCTCGTACACGGTGAAGCTCACGACGTTTCATTGGGGCACGGTTTCCATTGTCGGCAATGATTCGTCTGGTAATAGTCTGCGTTGGCGTGACGCATCGTTAGGGGGTTGAAGGTGTTTCGCGTTATGCGCGGTTGCGTATGGCGTGAAGTGGACGTGTCCCGCCTTGCCGTTTGTTGTAAGCATAATACGTAACGCCTGACGATAGTCAGTTGACTTAGCCTCACACCATATCGTGTGGGGCTTTCCCATATTCGAAAGGACACTGAATGTCCCCTTTTCATGACCTGTTTTCAAGCGCCGAGTTTTGGAGCGCGTTGATTCTCGCGCTCCTCGGCGGTGGCGGCATCGGCGGACTGGTCGGCGCGTGGTCGAACAGCAGGAAAACCGAGGCCGATATCGACGGCATCACCGCCGACGCGGCCGACAAGGCCGTGAAGATTCTCACGGAAAGCATCATCGACCCATTAAGGGAGCAGGTCGCTTTTCAGGAGACCCAAATCCAGCATTTGGAGGAGGTACAGCGCAAGTATTTCAAGATCGTGGCCTACGTGCGCAGCCTGTTCCACTGGTTGCAATCGTTCTGCGAGCTTGTCGAACCTGAGTTTTTGAAACGTCATCCCAAGCCATCATTGCCGGACGAGCTTCGCCCGGACGTAGCCCCGGAAACCATAACCGAATCCAACAAGGAGGAGTAATAATCATGACCCAAATCCATATCAGCATCAGGAAGCCGAAGACCGGCGGCCTGGACCCGGTCACCGGCCTGATGCGATTCCGTCCGGTACGTCGCCATTTCGACGCGGCGAAGAATCTCATCATCGCGGCCTCGTTCGACGCGGACTTGTCCGAGGATGGTGAGTTGACGGTTGACCTGCTGCCTACGACGCCCGCTTTCGTCTGGCAGGTCGTGGAACTGGCGGATTCGCCGCAGGCGTACACGCGCTACGTCGAGGTGCCCGATTCTCGGACCAGGTCGAGTACGCGGACCTCGTGGAGGTGGACGCCGCCACGTTCGTGCCGAAGGCTTTGACCGGTTCGACCCTGTTGCAGGTGATGCACGCGGCCAGTCAGGCGGAGGCGGAAACGTTGAGCGCCGCAAATCCGGGCAAGCTGATTATCTTCGATGAGACGGCTTCGACCGCCAAGGCCGCTGCCGTGCTCGCATCCTTGGAGTCCATCGCCAGCGAGGCGAGCACGAACGCTTCCGTGGCTGCGGCATCCCTCGCCAGCGTCCAGCATGCCGCGTTGAACGCCACCCTGTTAAACACGCAGATCGAGGATGCGGCGCATAAGGCGAAGTCGTCCGCGTCCAACGCGCAGTCGAGTTCCGCCGCCGCGTCGGTGAAGGCCGTAGAGGTTTCCGACACCGTGGATGCCGTGAAGGCGAAGGCGGGTGAGGTTTCCGCCGCCGTTGAGGACGTGAAAGCGAGGAGCGGTGATGTGCTGGCGCGCATCGATTCTGCGGCCGCTGAAATCGAGCAGCATGTCCAGTCCGTCCAGTCGGATGCGCGGAACGTGACCGATAAGGTCAGGAGGTCACGGAGAAGGGTGCCGCCGCTATCGCCGCCATTGATTCGGCGGTGCAGGCGGTGAAGGATAAGGCTGAGAGTGCTTCCTCCGAACTGCCTTCCACCGGCACCACGGACATCGGCACCACCGAAGACACCACCGGGGAACCCACGGCCAAGAAGGCCACTGTGAAGGGGGCCTGACCATGCCAGCCTTATACGCCGGTAAACGTATCAGCAAACCATTATTGGGCGGTCACACGTACAACGCGATGCTGGACGGCCGGCTCGTATGGCCTGTGGCGAAGGACGCGGTGGTTTCCATCGAGGTCACGGATGATAAGGGCAAGGCATTGCCCAAATCTCTGGCCGTATCCGGAACCCTGAAACTGGGGGCGAAAGCCACGTATGCGGACGGTCATGTGGGCGACCTGCTGACCACCAAGGGCGTGACGTTCACGAGCAGGGACACGAGCACGGGCACCGTCAGCGGCAACACGCTGACATGGCGGCATGGCGGCACCATTCTGGTGACGGCCACCATCGACGGTTTCACCAGCGCCGCCGCGTCCATCGCCTCCGCGTATGCGCCCGAGTCCATCACCGTGGACGGACGGGTCGGGCGCGACCGTGACCGCGCTGAGCTTGCGCGCGGGCGAGAGCCTGAAACTCCAAGTGAGGGTACTGCCCGCATCCGCCGACCAGACCTTCACCGCCATCACCGGGGACGGGACGGTGGCCGTGGTGGGCGACGTGAAACCGACCGGCCTTACCGTGTCACCGGAGTCGGTGACCCTGAGCGTGGACGAGACAGCGACCCTCGACGTGAGCGTGCTGCCAGCTTACGCGCCGTAGGAATTCACCGCTGTCATCCTCGACAAGACCATCGCAACCATCGCCCAATAGCAACTCATCATGGACAAGCCAAAAAAGGAGGCCAATATGGGCACCGTATCAATCACAGGCATCAAACCAGGTTCCACGAGTCTGAAACTGACCGCAGGCACGGTCACGAAGATCATCCCAATCGCCGTGACCGCCGCGCCCGGACTCTCCGCTCTGACCATCACGGCCACCGCGAAGCAGGGCGGCGGCTATACGGTCGAGGATAGCAAGGCACCCGCCTCAGACGAGACGCGCCGTTACATGGTGACCAGCGCGAGCGAAAAGCCGACAGTCGCCTACGACACGGTGTGCGACAGGGCATCCGGTTGGGTCGACTGGCCTGCGGACAATACCATCCAAGGCGGTAAGGGCCAGATCGTGACCGTGGTGCACGCCACCGCTTCCGGCGCGAAGGCACGCGCCTTGGGCGAGGCCACGCTGCCCGCGCCCCTGCCCGCGTCAATTCAAGTCACACCCGAATCGTTGACCCTCAGGGTCGGTGAGAAGGGGACCCTCGACGTCAAGGTCCTGCCCGAGGGCGCGGACCAGTCGGTGACCGTCGGCATTACCGACAGGACCATCGTCGCGGCGCAGGCCGCCAACGGGAAGTTGACTGTTAACGCCCTCAAGGCGGGCACCACGAACATGGGAGTGCAGTGCGGGCAAGGTCGTGGCCTTGGTGCCGGTGACCGTCACCGCCAAGCCCACGGGTCAGGGCCCGCTCGCACTGTTCGGCGACTCGCAGCTGATCATAGACTCGGACACGGGGGTGGGCAACATGGGCCGGTACCTTCGGGCGCGAACCCGGGCACGGCCACCAGCTGGCCGTCCGACCAGTCCAAACAGATCGCGTCCATCACCGGCCTGAGGGTCATCGATTTGTATTATGGCGGCGCGCGCCTCGCCCGCGAAGAGTCCGGCTATCTGGGCGGATGGGCCATGCAGTCCAACCGTCTGGACGCGCTCGTCAAGTCCGACGCCGCGAACACGCCGGAAGTGATCGTCATCTACGGTTTTTATATCAATGACCTGCAAAACGACCTGACGGACACCAAGCCCGCGACCGACCTGTCGAAGATCGCCGCCACCTACAAGTCGAAGTTCGACGAGCTGAAGGCCAAGTACCCGCAGGCTCGCATCCTCTACGCGCTCCAATGCTCGTTCCGGTCTGCGGCGACTGAGGCCAAGCCGAGAATGACGGGCCTGCCGTCCGGCACCATCATGACCAACAACTTCACGGCCCTGCAATCCTCGGAACGAATCCTGTTCACCGAGGAGACGCTGGGCGTGCCGGTCATCGACGCGACCGACGAAGTATGGGCGCTCGGCAGTGGGTTGACCATCTCCGACATGATTCACCCCACCGCGGAGGGAGCCGTCAAACTCGGCCAGATCCTCGGCCGGCACATCAAACAGGCCCTCCAGGAGGGATAGCCATGAAGCCCCCGATCCGCGACCTACTGGCCGCCATCCTCCTGTTCGCGGTGCTGGCCGTCGTCATCGTGGCGGCGCTGTCAACACTGGGCGGGCTGCGCGAATCGCTCGCACTGCTGCTGCTCCTGCTGTTATGGCTCGCCTCATAAAACCCAACCAACCGAAAGGAACAATCATGAAGAACTGGGACACGCTTGAAGCGGACGAGAACCTTCTTATGAACACTCATTACACGCCCGGACGTTCCGGCCGTAACATCGACAAGATCGTCATCCATCACAACGCCGGCAATTTGAGTATCGCCGACTGCTACAACCTGTGGCAGACCCGCGAAGCCAGCGCCCACTATCAGGTCGACGCGAATGGCCGCATCGGACAGCTCGTATGGGATGCCGACACCGCATGGCAAGCGGACAACTGGGACGCCAACATCACCAGCATCGGCATCGAACACGCCGACATCAACACCAGCCCGTGGACCATCAGCGACGCCACATTGGACAACGGCGCCCACTTGGTGGCCGCCATCTGCAAGTACTACGGGCTCGGCCGCCCGCAGTGGGGCGTGAACGTGTTCCCCCACTCCCGCTTCACCGCCACCGTATGCCCGGCCAGCCTCGCCGGCACCCAGAACGCGGCCTACATGGCAAAAGCCCAGCAGTGGTACGACAGCATGACAGGCGGAACCCCGGCACCCACGCCAAGCCAACCGGCCACGCACGGGACAAACCTCGAAGCGCTCGCCGACGCCGTCATCCGCGGCGAATACGGCAACGGCGACGAACGCAAGCAGCGGCTCGGCAGCCAGTACGACGCGGTCATGGCAATCGTCAACGCCCGCTACGGAGTCACCACCAACACCACTGCCACCTCCGCCAACACAGGCGTCGACATCGCGGCCTCGCACGTCGCGTCATCAACGGCGAATTCGGTGTCGGCGACGCCCGAAAAGCCGCCCTCGGCAGCAACTACGAAGCCGTGCAGGCGCGCGTCAACCAGCTACTCGCCGGAGGCACCGGCACCAGCAGCACCGACCTGAACGCATTGGCGGATGCGGTGATTCGCGGCGAATACGGCAACGGCGCTCAACGCCAAGCCGCACTCGGAGCGAACTACGCGGCCGTGCAGGCATTGGTCAATAAGAAACTCGGCTACTAAAAAAAAACAGGAAGGAACAACCATGGCCGACAACACACTAGACACTCAACTCGAAGAAATCATGGAAACCGGCACGACCAACATTCCCGACCATACGGCCACGCCGTACACTCCCGTATTCAACGACACGGTACGCACCGTCATCTACGTGGCCACGCTCGTCGCCTCGGTCATCGGACTCGGGTTCATGAGCTTCGGCTCCCCCGAAATCGGCGGTTTCATCAGTACCGCCGCAGGCATCATCGCCGCAGGATTCGGAGTCGCATACAACCCCGTACGCATGGCCGGCAAGTAGCCGCAGCGAATAAACACCGCCCCTCCATCCGGCATAACGCTGGACGGAGGGGCGGTTTTCGCGTATTCAAAACCAAGTTCAAGCCCATGGCAAAGGAACACCGACCACACGGGCCAAGGCATACGCCAATGCAAGCGCGACTATCAGAGCGCAGACCGCGACGAAAACGTAGTCTCCTAGCAGACATGCTCTAAGGAACAATGGATGCTCCCGCGCGAACACCCGCATTCTTTCACCCCTATTCTTATCCAGATGCGTCGAGGTCGCACAGTCGTGGAACAGGTGCATGAACGGACGCCATCGCGCCATACGCACGAACTGGTCCGCATCAGCGACATCATTCGATTGCTTGGCTTGAGGCGAATCCAACGGATCGTTTTCCTCAACCACTTTCGCCGCAGCCACGGTCTTGCTCGCATCCGTGGAGGATATGCCGGATACCGCGTCTAGGTCCGCGTCCGGCGATTCCACAGCGTCGAAACCGGTGTCGTCATAATCCGCCATGTCAGATGTCGGCCCCGTGCTTGCGCAACCGTTCCATGCGTTTTCGAACCGCGGCCAGCGAGACGCCGAAATATGCTGCGGCCGCGATCATCCCATCGTTCTTGACTTTCTGGATGAAATCGTGTTCGGGCATGAGCAGCGCACCGGCGAACTCGTCCGCGTAGAATTCGTGGATGTCGTAATCGTCGGAACGTTTGTCCATGAAAGCGAAATCGTTGTCCTGCGCTATGGTGACTCGTTCCACGAAATGCCCCAGTTCGTGTGCGAGCGTGAACCTGCGTCTTGTCTGTGGTTCGGTGCGTTCCGTGTAGGCTCGGGGCTCGCTGCTGTGTTCCTTGACTATCATGCCGCTGACACCTTCGGGAAGCTCACCGGTGTAGGGCGTGACACCCATGGCCTTGCATATGCTCACGATCTTGACCGGATAGGAGTGGTCCCAGTAATTGTCAAGGGTTTCTTGCGCTTTGCGGCGCGCATCCTGCCACAGTAGGGTCATGACTTCTCCTTCCCAGTATTGACCTGATATCCTATATGTTCAACGTTAACAGGAGCTCAGGCCCAGGCATTCCCTCGCATAGGCTTCAACCTCACGGTTTCAGTACTTCTTACTTAAGGTACTTGACCCAACCTTTGTAAGTCAACATTTGCGAAGCTTCCTTTTCATCCCTATAAATGTATTTGGAATGCAGCCTTTGGATTTCAGACTCGTCAGTAGGCCACCCAGTTGGATTAGCGAAAAACATATTACGGTAGTGCAGGTGCCACATACGGTTGAAATAATTATCCGCGCATTCCGGTTTGAACATCATCCGGCTTGCACTTTCCCATATCGCAACTGCCTTATCTATGTCAGGCGCGTATTTATCTGACAGTACAAGCTTCCAAAGAGTGAATTGCTTAGCTCCATCAACCTTTACTTCATGCAGTACTCCGACATTGACAAGAGTTCGTAGTGCTGCGCGAATCTGCGTTGCCCGAGTACGCTTGCCCTCGCCTTCCATATCTTCTGCCAGACCAGTAGCAGTCCCCATATAGCAACGAGGCGGAAGGGGAATAATGTCATGGCACGAACCGGGACCGTATTCATTCGCGGCTCTGAAGACAAACGGAAGAGGAGACTGGGGGTCTGGAGTGTTTAAGCACAAGTACGAGAACACAGCTCTTTCATAAGGCCCAATATCCTTGTGCAATAAAAGCGTGTCTCGCAGTAGCTTGTCTCCTTGCAGATAGTTGTACAGCCCCATGTCAGTCCTTCTTTTCTCCCGAGAACGGTAGCCCAAAATACGCTCTTGCTTGCCTCTCGGCTTCTTCATTTTCTGATTGGTTCCCCAATAATAGAAGCCAAAGTTTGTTTTTCCCCGCGAAAGAGTTTGGTGCCTTCAACTCCTTCAAGAGTCCATAGGATCGCAAACTATTACAGGCCGAAGTAATCTTGTTCTTTGCCGCTTTGACTCGTACCTCAAGCTGCTTAATAGCTTCGGGGCTGACGTTCCCATCAAGCCCTACAGATACATCAATATTTGGACCTAATCCTAATCCTTCAATGATCTGGTTCTGTCCACCCCAATAGCACCAGTAGGGGCGTCCCTCTTTCTTCACTGCTTGGGCGTCCTCTTTGTTAATGCAGTGCAGTGCCATGAACATCAGGATATTTAGTGCGGAGTCATCAAGTGATGGCTTGCCGTCCTTGCGAATCTTGTTGAGCTTGCCTCGTGCCGCGAGGGCATATACGCGGTCTGCGTTTTGTAGCCCACTATTTCCATAGCCTTCCCTCCACGCCACGGGATATACTTGTGTGCGTGGAAAATCGTAGCCCGGTTTTCCGTTCAAGCCCCGTGGTGCCGCTAACATCACAGGGCTTTCTTATTCCCAAAAATACTATATCATGATGTCCGTAAAAACAATGATAGTTATTCACGATTTTTTGGGATTATATAGAGTCATGGCTTTCTGGGACCATACAAGGAATACATAAACTTCAACAGAGATTCGTACAAAAACCGATTTTGATTTTTTCGAGCGAATCACCGCCGATTCGCCACGCCGATACCCGTTTTCCAACTCAATCCGCAAGTTTGTTGGAGAATGTTGGAGAATGACATTCCTAGATACCGGAAATCTTACCCAAGATACAACGAGACCCCTTGCAAACATTGGCGTTCGCAAGGGGTCTCAATGCCTAATCAGCGGGCGTTTCAGCACACCTTCCACATCCAGTTGTGCGGGTCCTCGACTTCGCCGAGCTGGATGCCGAGCAGCTCGTCGCGCAGTTCGCAGGTGAGCTTGCCGGAGCCGCCGCGGCGACGGTGACATCGAACTTCTCGGACTTGAAGCGACGATCGGGGTGATGATG